GGGGGACGGGGGCGGCGGGCATAGCGGTATGCCGCCGCCATCACCCGTTTGGGATGGATTGCTCCGCGTGAACAACCGCCATAACCTCACCCAGTAGCCAGGTAACTAACTCCAGGCGCGCAGTGGCGGGCGTGGCCGGAAAATTATCCACCGTCACCACCTCGGGGAAATGCGCCAAACGCCACTCAGCCACCACTGCCACCAGCCCCGGCACCAACGCGCGGTGTTTGCGCGTGATGTTTTTTTGCTGGCTCATCTCGGCAATGGCGTCCTCCCACGCGCAATACTGGTCAAAGTTCAAGTGCGCGGGCAGCAGCACATAGCCGCTAAAGTAGGTCGAAGGCGAGTCGCGGCGGAGCATGTCTGCGGTCATATTAGGGCAGGCTCGCGGCCTCAGTGACTACGATAAATTTGCCGTTGTCGGCGACGGTGGTGTTGTAGCGGCTGCGAAAATCCATCGTCACTACGTTGTTGCCGTTTTGGTGGCCCACCACGCTCGCGGCCTTCCACTTCAGCGGCAAATCAACGATGAATTTCTTGGTGCTATACGCGGTGCCGGGGGTGGTCAACGCTGTGCCGCTAAATTCAACGCGGAGCTTTTTTGCGGTTTGGGCGCGCCAGTCAGCCTTTGCGCCGCCGCTGCCGCTCACCGCTGCGTCATGTTCAAACGTCACTTTGCCAGTGATGAGGTGGTCAACATACAGCCCGTAGCTGTAATACAAAAATCCATCCATCGTGAACTTGGGCAAGATTTTGAACTCAAACGTCATATCTATGCCCAGGATTTGGTTGGCCACCGGCGTGGTGCCGTAGGCCGAGCCTACGGGGTCTAGGTAGAACTTGCCGAGGCTGACCAAAATATCCTCAAACGTGGTGGGGATGGTGGCCGCCGTAAACGCGCCGATGCGCTGCACCTGCCGCCCCATAAACGTCATGCCGCGCCGGAGCGTTTGCCCAGCGACGCCGCTTAGGGTCAGCTTCGTACAGAGCGCGTATTCCATGCGCTCCACCTCGAAGTCGTCACCGCCCTCAAACGTTCCGCTTTTGAGCGTGGGCTTGGCGGTGGTAGGCAATGGCGTGGTAAAAACCTTGCCGCTGCCCACACCGTCGGCGCTGCCGGTGTTGGGGCCACCCGCCGCCAGCATAAGCGGGTACTGGATGTCCTCAAAGGCCGCGGGCTGCGCCGCAACCTCTAGGCCGCCCATCAGCTTCACAACGGCGGTGCGGTCGGCCCCACCGCCGAACACGCCAATGTCCTCTAAAATTTCTTCTATCTCGCGTGCATCGAGCAACCGCGCGTTATCCAACCGCCAGCGTGTGGTGATCGTGGCGGGCGTGCCTGCGGGCGATTCTGGGCCGCCGAATTGCAGGCGGCTCAGGGCTTTAACACCGGCGCTTGTAGTCATAGATGGTTACTCCGTTTTAGCCACAGGCGCGTAAACGCCGATGGCCTGGGCTTGGGTCAGCAGCTCGGGGTTGAGTGTGGCCACATCTTCGGCGGTCAGGTCGCGGGCGGGCAGATCAGGGAGTGCGCCCCGCGCCGCATTCCAGATCAGCACAATGAGCGGCGGAGGCGGCGCGGCTTGCGATGTCACGCCTATGCCCCCATCGCCACCGCTATTTTGTCCGTCACCGGTAGCCTGCCCACCAGCCCCCAATAGGCTCCGTCCGCCCACTGGGTCGTTTGTATGCGGTAAGTCCATAGCTGCTCTCCATCCACTCCAACAAATTGCGCCGCCCCGCCCAGCTTGAGCCGGGCCACTATCGCGGCGTTGATTAACTCTGGCCACTGAATCACCAGCGCGTGGCGTTCGTTCAGCGGCTTTTGCAGTGTGCTAACGCTTAGGTAAATGCCGATTACCGGCGTGTGCCTGACCACCCCCAATGCCTCCAACGCAAAAGCGTGGTCGGTCAGTGGCGCGAGTGCCAGATAAACACAAGGGAAATTTCCCCCGCTCACCGCCTCTTTGGGGTCGGCGTAAACGGTGAGCACGCTGCTGCCGCCAGGGGGCGGCGTGATGGTGTCTAGGCTCGTTTTTAGGGCCGCGAGAATGACGGGCAGGGTCATGCGCTAAAACTTCCGGGTGTAGTAGTCGAGGCCGCGCCGAATGTCGGCGGGCCAGTCGGTGGGGGTAATCAAAATGCCCATGTCGGGCATGCCAATTTTCTCCACCGGCGCGTCCTTTTTTTTGTAGGCCCACCACACCAGGCGGCGCACCAGCAGCTCAAAATCAGCGGGCACTGCTGCGAGGTTGGCCCAGCCGCCGGTGTAGGTCAACTGCGCCTGCACCCGCGCCGCTCGTAGGCCCGGTAAAAGCGGCGCGCGGAATAACACCCACGCGCCGTATATGCGATCTTCGGTATAGGCATCAGTCGTTTGCAGCGTGTTCCATGTCTCCACACGTATATCCCGGTAAGCCGCCGCGCTGAGGGTCACGGTGGGCACCGGCAGCCACACATTAAGCAAGCCGTGCGCGTCCACTTTTGCCGGGTAAATTGCGTCGGTGTACGTGGTTTGGCTAAACACCTGGCGGCACACCTTATCCACCTCGCGCGAGTAAGCGGTGATGATGCTGGCCAACAGCGCATCATCGGCGGTGCCGGTAATTGGCCCCAGCGTTTTCACACTGGCGAGGGTGGTGTAGTCAAACGCCATAACTATCCGGCTATTTCAGGCCAGTGCCAAGTGCCGGGGGCGTCATCCCGGCGCACGTTCGCATTGAAAAACATCCCCGTGGGGTTTAGCACACACAGGCTCACTGCCTCGGCGCTCAATACTTCAGTCACAATCGCGGCCCGGCACACCCCAGCGGGAAACTCGCCGCCAGGGGTGCCGTAGGCCACATAATGCACAATCCGCCCAACACTGGGCGCGGGGGGCATGACTGCGGACATAGTTATGCCCCCTCGGGCCGAAAGCCCGCTTGCTGGGCGGCGGCGGCGTGTTCCGGCAGGATAGCCACCACCCCGTCTTGTACAGCGTAGGTTTTGTCACCGACAGCCAGCGCCCCCGACCAGGCCTCCGGGTGATACAACACGATGGTGTCTGGCGGCGCGTCAGATTGTGGCGCGTCGCCAGACACAGGTTTCTTAGCGGCCATACGTGCCTCCTAGCTGCTCGGGGCGATGTTGGCAATCACGCCCAGCGCAAACGTAGCGTAACATTTAAGCACCATTTCGGCATAAACGCCGGTTTCGCGCGCGCGTGTGATGATGGGCCACGGGATTTGATAGTAGTCCCGGCGGCATTGCACCTCCGCCGTTTGGGGCACGTTCGAGGACACATACTGCGCCGGTAAATTCTCTGACCACGCCAACAGCGTGCCCGGCACCGCGTGCGGATGCACCTTGATCGGAATCACCGGCTGCCCAGTGCCAAACGGGTTGGGGTAAAGAATACTCCCCACCCCGGCAATAATCTGCGGCGCTTCGCCATTGAGCTGGATGTTGTAGCGCAGCGTGCCGTTGGCCGTGCCGCCGAAAATTTTGGCAAGGATTGTCTGCATCTCCTGGGCATGAACGTAAATTTCTTCCGGCGACAAACGGTAGTTATCCCAAAAGCTGCGCAGCATGGTGTCAATCTCGGTGATTGACCCGCGCCCGCTAGCCGTCAACGTGGTGCCGGTGCCCGCCGTCCCAGTGGCCAGCGCCCGGTAATAGGCCAGCGATCCGCTTTTGAAGACGTGATACAGCAATCCGTCAAAGGCCGTCGCGTTTTTGGAATAATCCGAGCTCGGGCTGCTCACCGCGCTGTAAGCCTGGCCGGTGCCCGCCAGCGGCGCGGTGATGGCGTAGGAGTTGATAGTGGTGATTGCTTCCAGCTTCTCCGCCGCCGCTGTGCCCACATACCAGGCGTAGGCCACTGCGCCCTTGAGCGCCGTGACCGACATAAACAAAGTTTGCCCCAGCGTCACCGCCTGGGTCGCGTTGGCGCTCGTGATGCTGGAGCCACCGTTGAGCGTGTAGGTTTTGCCATCCATGCCGGTAATGGTCGCCTGCCGTTTAATGCCACCCGCCACCGTGGCCATCAGCCAGCCCTCGTAGGTGAGCGCGAACACATACACGCTATAGGTGGCGGTGGGCAACGTCGCCCCCGCGCCCGACGCGGATAGCACGGGCGTGGCAGGCGTGGCGAGGTCAACGCTCCCATTACCCCCGTATAGCGCATACTCCTCCAAAATCATGGTTTGCTGCAACAAGCGCGTGCCCGAGCTGGCCAACACATCCTCAAACCCGCTCCCCGCGCTCTCGGCCTCAAACGTCACATCCGCCTCCAGCCCAATCGTTTTATAGCTGGCACTGCGGTCAGCAGTGGTGATGCTCATCCGCGCGCTGCGCTGGCCTTCTGGCACCCACGGCAGCGCCGGTAATTGGCTATTGCCCGCAATCGCGCTTACTTCCTTCCAGTTGGCCGCGGTGCCCGCGCCCGTGCTTTTCGTTTTGCGCGGGATGCGGTTGCGTATCGGCGTCAGCACCGGGTACAGATTTTTTGCCGGGGCTTCCAGGTCGTATGCCGTCAGCCCGCTCGCAATCGTCACCGTGCCGGTCGCCTTTTGCAAATCGTTCAGTGAGCCATTCTCGCCAACCTGCCCCACAATACTCTTAACTGCACCAATCGTCTTTTCGGTCACGTCGGTGCCATCGGCGTTCAGTAAACGTGTCATCTTGTTGCTCTCCCAAAAAAATTAGCCCAGCGCCGCTAATTCGCGCTCGGCGGTTTCCAGTTGTTTGCGATAGTTGTTGGCCACGGCCGGGTTTGGCTCAGTGGAAGATTTGCGCAGCAAGTCGCTCACCTTAGCTTGCGCAGCGGATCGCCGCTGCGCCAGGTCGCTCGCTCCCCCTGCGCCTTGCCCTGCGATGGTCTTATCTGTGCCGCGCAGATGCGGGCCACCTGGCGCAGGCTGGCGCTCGATGTTGGCCACGCGCGCGTCCAAACCCTTAAGTAGTGTTTCCAGCCCGCCGAGCTTGGGGTCAAGCGCCTTCACCAGGTCGGCTACGTGCGCGGCCTGGGCCACATCGCCGCCGCCATAAGCCGCCATGATTTTGGCCGCCACCTCATCTCCTGCCCCGGCCAACATGCCCGCGAGCGCCTTGATGACGTTGTGCATGGCCGCGCTGTTAGATAGGCTAAAGGTGCGCCCCGCCTTGTTCAGCGCGGCCCAGCCTTGGCCCTCGCCGAGATACTTAAACGCCTTGCCGCCGCGCTTGGCCAGGTTGCCGGGCTTGGCCGCCGCCGTCACCGCGTCGGCGATTTCCGGTGCTTCATCCGGTGCGTCCATCATTTCACTCGCGCCGGGTTTGTAGTTGGCCGCCTGCTGCACCAGGGTAATCGCCTGGGTGTACATCTCGGCCAACTCCATCTCCCCCGCCAGCTCCGCCGAATTGCGCAACTCTTGGAGGATGACCACCGCCTTGCTGGGTTCGGCGGCCTTGCGAACAAAATCTAAAAACTGGGCTTCGTCTAACATAGACTCTCCCTTCCAAAATAAGAACCGCGCGTCGGGGTGGGCCGGGCGGTCAACTAGGGAAATTTCCGTCAGGCGCAGGGCTTTTATAACCCGCACCCATATACCGTTGATTTGCTCTACAACGGCCTTCAGCACCTTGCCGCCGAGACTAAAGCCCTGGTAGACCTTGGCCTTAACTTTGTCCCAGGCGTCGTCATCCTGCACAAACACTTTTAAATACAGGGCGTTGTGCAGGGGCTTGCCGTCGGCTCCGGTGACCTCGTCTACAACGCGCGCTTCGAGCGCCTTGCCCACCGCGCTGAGCTCGTGCATTTCGCGGATGTTGGCCCAGCGCATGTAATCCGCGAGCGCCGCGCGCAGCGCCCCCGGCTCGATAATGTCGGCCTCATACCGCTGGCCCTCCCATATCCCGCCCTGAGAATCCGGGGTAGGGGCCGAGCCAATACCCTCCACAATGCGCTGCTCGCTTTTCGCAAACGGAGAGAAGAAGGTAAGGGTGGGAGTGAATGTCATAAACAAAAAAGACCGATGCCGCGCAAGCCCAAAGGCTTGCGCGGCATCGGTCGGATGGTAGATGCCCTGCCCGACGGTTAGGCCGGGCGCGGTTTTCAGTTGCGCGTATTATACGCCGTTTGCGCTAGCCCGCTTGGTTCACCCGCGTCTCGATAGCGGTGGCCACATTTTGCAGCGCCGTCTCAAAGTATTGCTCGGTCTGCGCTAAGTTGGCTTCCATCACCTCGGCGTCGGTTTGCCAGCGCCCCCGGTGAACAGCCGCTTGCATCTCCGAGTCCTGTACGTATGGCCCGTAGGGCGTCGGGTTGGCCAAACTCGCCTCAAACCCCGATTCCGCCACTTGGTCAAACTCCGGCACGGCGGCGTGCCAGGCGCGGCCCAGCGTGAAGGTGCGCGTGTACTCACTTTCTGGCGGCTCGGCGGGATACAGAGATATAGGATCAACCATCGCCAACAGCGCCGCCTCTGCCGCCTTTTTCAACTCTGGCGCGGCAATTTCTGGAAACTCTTGCAGCGCCGCAACCAGCGCATTTAACCCGGAGACTTCGACACTGGCGCTCATAGGTTTCTCATCTCCTCCGGCGTTTTCACCACCGGCGTTATCCCGCACCGGCAACGCGGGTGCATGGATGGGCGGTGTTGCTCATCGTCCAGCGGATACACATTGCCGTCAAGCGGTCGGCAAATTGGGCACACCTTCGAGTCACGCGCCGTGCGAAACCGATAGCCCTTCACAGTCTCGCTGGCCTTCCATGCGGTGATGTTGCCCTCCGCAAACAGTCCAGTCACCTCGTCCACCGCCGCCACATCCGGGCGCGGCCCTTGCCAAACGCGCGCCACCCGATTGATTAAATCTGGCATCGTGCCGCCGGTGCTGATCCAGTCGGCCACAATCTCCTGCGTTTGTTGCTGGCTCACCTCGCTGGCCTTATCCGCGAACGCCTCCGCGCGCGCCCGCGCCACGCGCAACACCGCCGGATTCACCTTGTCCCAATCCACCCCAATGGTGAGCTGGGACGCGCCCTCCTGAGCGGCTGCGCTGGCCACGTCGTCAAAGAATGGCAAAAGCAGCTGAATAATCTTGGGCGCTTCCTCGCCGAAGGCCGCGCTCAGGGCCAGTTGGATCGCCTGCGGGTCTGGCCCCGCTTTTTTGATAACCGCCTTAATGCGTTCGGCCTGCTCACCGTAGGCTTGGGCAAAAATCTTTTGCGCCGCCTGCTCGCGCTTCAGCCGCGTTTCCCAATCCGGCTCTGGCCCCCAGTCGGCCTTAGCCAGCGCCACCCCCGGCGCGGCAGCCCCAAACGGAAAGCCGCCGGACGCGGGCGGGGCAGCGGGTGGGGTCGGCGGTGGCCCATCGAGTTGGTGGCCAAATTCCAGCGTGCGCACCTCGGCGGGACTCACCACATAATTACGCAGGTAAATCTCGTTTTCCTGCGCCTTCTGCAGCGCGTCGTCGCGCTCGCCATAATTCCACTGCGCCTCCAGCCCCCAAAACCGACTCTGTTTGCGCCGCGTCGGGCGGCCCGGCAAGCTCACCGCCGCCCCCCGTTGCATGTCCGCAGACAAGCCATACTCCAGCGAGAGCGGGTCAAACACCGTGTCTTTTAGCCACTTGGTCAGCGGGCGCAGGCCGCGCCGCTCGTTGATGGCCTCCTGCATTTCGGAAGTCGCGCGGTTGGCGTCGTCGGTAAAGCCCAGCTCGGTGGGCGGCGTCGCGTAGGCCGCGCACGTCACCCGCAGCATCCAGTAGTCGAGCGTGGTGTCATAGCTAAACTGGCGCAGCTCTTTCACATCCGGCTTCGCCCACGGCCAAAAGTGAATCCGCCGCCGGTTGGCGTCATTACCCTGCAAAGTGGCGTTAAAGTTATCCTCAAACGCGCTCACCTGGTCTGGACTAACATCGCTCGGCGGGCTAACAATCATGTCGGGGATGTTGCCCTCGGTGAAGTAGCTCAAGTCAAAGGTCTGTTTGCGCAGCGCCTGGTTGACCCGCAAAATAATCCACTCGGTGGGGGGAAACCCGTAGGGCGTGAAGGCCCGCGTCCAGCGCGGGTTGTAAACGAGCTGGTGGGTGCCGTAGACCGGGAATTGCTCGTCGGGCGCGTCGGTGTCGGGGCGTTTGTACTCGCTGAAGGGGTAGCCATAGAGCACCTGCTGATAGGCCAGCGTGCGCCCGCGATTATCCAACAGCGGCTTGATGGTGGCCCCGTCCACCACTTCCAAATGCAGCAAGCGCCCCGCCACGTCCGGGTGTTTGTACAGCGTCATAGCGTCCACAGTGAACAGGTCATACAACAACATTCCCAGCCACACCGGGAAATAATTTAGCCCATCCGGTTGCGACCAAAAATCGGCCAGCTCGTCACAATCCGCCTGCCGCGCGCTCTGCTGTTTTTTATCCTTGGCCACAAACGACAACTCCAGCCCTTGCAGCTCCTCAATGCGGCACGCAATGGCCAGCGCCGCCACATCATACAGCGCCGCCAAATTGCGCAGCTGCTCAAACGGCGTCAAACCCGGCTGCTCCCGGCGCGGGCTGGGCGTTAGGTTCGCGCTCACCGGATATTGATACTGGCGCGGCCCCTGCGTTTGTTCTGGCGAATCCGGCGCGGTGCGCGGGGCCAGGGGCGCGCCCGGCCCAAAGTCGCGCCCAAATAGCACATCTACAGCGCGGCCCACGCGCGCGCCCATCGCGCTCAGGCGCGCCGCCCACGGGGTCATATCGCGGGTTTCAACTCCGGCAGTGTTTGGCATTGGTTACTTATCCTTTCTTCATGGCCGCCGCTTTTTTGCTGTAGTAGTCGGCCACTTTACTGGTGACGCCGCTGGCTGACACCGCCAACGCCAACGCCCAAAATTTATCGGCGTGGTGTTTCTCGTTGGCCTCGGTGTCGAAAACGGCGTTTTTAGCATCGGTTAGTTTTTTCTTGATGCTATGCACTTGGTAACTCAACGCGCGGTCCAGTGGGAGCGGCACGCGCCCGCGCTGCATTTCGATTTTCAACCCCACCGCCCACACTTCCTTGGTGGCGTTGGTGAAGTTCACACCTTCGGCCCGGCTGTGGAACTTGCCGTGTATCTGCTCCGCTAACTGCATCCCCATGCCGTTGCGGTCAATGAATAGTTTGGTGATGGGCAGTGTTTCCAGGGCCTTGTTCACCACCGCAAACTGGCTATCAAAGGGCGCGTTGGCCAAGCTAATGCCCAACCGATAGGGCAACCGATTCGCCTGGCTCTTGCCCACCACCACAATCTCAGAGAGGTCGTGCGTGCGGCCTACGTCAAAGCCTGCCGCGAGTGCGCCCTCGACCTTGCCCTCTTTGATCGCCCCCGCCAGCGCCTCAATCGCACCCAGCGCAGTGTCTACGCTGTTGGCCTGCCAGTAAAGCAGCTGCCCGTCCTGCGCGTCGAGCTGGTTTTTTTTGATTTCATCCCATGTAATCCACGCGCTGCTCTCATCCAGCCAGGCACACTCATACTCCTGCTGGAAGTCCTCCAACAGGAGATTTTCAAAAATTTCCACCAAGCGCGGCGTGCCAAATCGTAACACGCGCTCCTCGGTGAGCATGAGGGGCGCTAACTTCAGTGCCGCGTTGATGTTGCGGCACAGGCTCCGCACACACCACCACGGGATGTATTGGCGCGTGTACCCTGGATACTTCTTCAGCGTCTGGGTTGCTATCTCCCAAAACAACCCGCTTGCCCCCAGCACCGATGATCCCATCCGCAAGCGCCCGCCGCGTGTGATCACGGGGATGGCCGCCGTGTAAATCTCCCGTTCGCGCGGGTAGTGCGCGAACTCATCTAAAACGAGATTGGCCCGTGCCTTGCCGCGTGGGGGCGTGCAAGGGTGGCTAATCAGGCGGCTGCCGTTTTCTAATTCCAGCTCCAGCCGATTGTCTATGATGAGCCGGGGCCGCACCTCGCGGTCCAACGCCTCAATGGCCTGCCGCGCATAGCGGATTTTCTCAGTGGCCTCTTCCAGGTTGAGGCTCACAAAGATGGTGGTGGAGCGCGGCACCAAGCGCGCCTCCGCCACGCCCTCAAACGCGGCCAGCGAGCTCCAGCCACCCTGGCGCGTCTTGCGCGCTTGCGCCAGTAAAGACTCGTTGTTAAGGTGTGCGAGCTGAAACGGCTCCCACACCGCCGCCGGGTCGCCGGTGGCGGTGGGCAAGTCGAGGTACTCGACCAAAAACCATGCCCGCTGGGTGAGCTCGCTCATTCATTGGCCGCCGTCTCAGGTGCAGCATCGGCAGCAACGGCGAGGCTCCCGCCGGGCATGTCTGCGGCCATATCGCTATCCTCGGCCTCACCGCCATCGCCCATCCGCTGGGCCAGCGCCAGGGCCGGGGCCACTTGTGCCCACCGCGCCTGGCGCTTGGCCTCGGCGGCCTCGGGCGTGATGACGGTCACCTCGCCGTCGTGCGTAAGCCGGATGTTTTGACCCTCGCCCGTGAATCTGTGAATGAGTGCCAGGTGCTTATCGCCGCCCTTCAGGGATTCAATAAACGCTTTCTCTACCAGCGCCCGCACCCACAAGCGACCAGTGGAGTCGCCCGGCACCACTTCCAACAACATCTCGTTGGTGACTTGCTGGAATATGCGCGATCCGGGTTTGGGGCCTGCCGGGTTGCCGCTTTGACCCGGCTTAAACCCAAAGGTGTTGCCTGCCACGAATCGGCCTTTGGCTCCACGCCCATCTCCGTCGTTGGGTGCTTCACCGTTGCTAATCCGTTGCTGGGCAACGGTGGGATCGGGCGCGGGGGTATCGGCGGGCGGCTTGGCCTGGGGCTTGGCGGCCTTACTTGCGCTGTGTTTGGGCTTGGCGCTGGGTGGTCGCTTTGCCTTCGGCTTTTGAGCCTGGGGCTTGGCGGCCTTTACCTTGGCGCTTGGCTTTTGCTTGGTTGCCATTGCTCGACTCTTCCAAATAGGGCTTGAGACCAGCCTCCTCCAACCGTTGCAGGATGACAGCCACAAACAACGGCTCGCGCTCCAGTCCGTAACAGCGGCGGCCCATAATCTCAGCGGGCCAGCACCCAGAACGCAATCGCCAAGGCGAGGATCAGCATAGAGGCTATCAGCCCCACCGGCACCACCACATCCCACCCGGAGCGCGTAGCTGATTGCGCCTGTTGTTGGGCAATGATCTGCACTTGCTGTTTGGTGAGCTCGCCGTCGCGCTTGAGATACGTTATCTCATGCTTCATTTCGGCGATTTGTGTTTTAGCGTCCTCCGATTGCCGGAGTAGGTTGTTGACCGCTTGCTCGATATTCTTGGCAGTCTCGGCGCGCTCGTTGGCGCTCCGTTCAGCTTGCTCCAGCAAAATCCGCAACCCGACAATTTGAGCAGACTGATTGAGCAGGTCGGTGTACACGGTGCTGGCAAACCGCGCGGGGTCACTGAGGTCGGGCTTGGTGGGGGGGGTGGTGTTGGTCATAAATAAAAACCGATGCCACCCTGCGCGGCAAACGCAGGGTGGCATCGGTCTGATTGGTAGATGCCCTGCCCGACGGTTAGGCCGGGCGCGTGCTATTTGGAATAAGGATAAACGCGCGTCAATGCGCGGATAGTGACGCGCCCGCTGTTGGGGCGGGCGCGGGTTTCTGCTGAGTGCTGGGTCGGGGCCTTCGCATTTGTTCAACGCGCCTAACGATGGTCACCTTTTCAACAATGGCCTGCTGCTGCAAGTCGTAGGTGACCTCGGTCACACCTTCGCGGGCCAACTGGCGCAAGCGCAGCATTAGATTTATTTCGTGCTCTTCTAAGACCAGCTGATCCATGCGCGGATTGTATCACCGCGCACGGCCAGCGCAATAGCTACGGCGTGGCCGTTGGCGTTTCGGTAGGCGTGGGCGCGATGGTGCCGCCTCCCCCGCACGCGCATCCACCCACGCGCGTCTCAGTCGGTGACGGCAGCGGTGCAGCGGTCGGCGTTTCGGTGTTGGTGGCGGATGGCGGCGGAGCGGTTGGCGCGGGTGGCGGATTGGTGGGCGGGGCAGAGGTGGCCGATGGTGCCGGATAAGGGGCGCGCCCTTGCACCGTGGGCGTTGGCATTGGCGGCCTGCGCCGCGTAGCGCTTGCGGTTGGCGTGGTTGAGCTGGTAGCGGTTGGGGTAACAGATGGCGAAGCGGTGATGGTAAGCGTCAGCGACGACACCGCCGTGCGCGAGGGCGTGGGTGATGCAGTGCTGGATGGTGATGGAGGAACGATGCGTGTAGCCTCAGGGCGCGGCGATTGGGTGGCGGTGGCCACCACGCCCGGCGCTTCCCCCGGCGCTAAAAACAACACACCTGCGAAAACCAAAAATAACAACGCCGTGACGGCCTGCAATACCCGCATCTGCTTAAACATACAGCCATTCTACACCGATTCAAAAAAGAGCCGCCCCGCTGGTGGAGGGGGGCACCAGCAGAGCGGCTAATGGGTGGGATTATACAACGCGCCCTCTGCATTGCAAGCGTGACTGATCCAGGCGCGTGACCCACCGGCAAGTCACAGTCTGAGCGCGGTCACATCGGCCCGTGACCGCACCGGCAGCGGGCGGCGATGATCTATCACGGCCTCGCCTTCCCCTGTGACCCACCGTCAGGTCACGCGCTGCACAGCGTCACGCCCGAACGTGACCGCCCAGGAGTTGCTTATAGCCTGGTCAGTCACACCAGCCTGTGACGCTACCGGCATCAGCCAGCGGTACTCTGTTACACCACAATTAAATGACCGCGCCGGGAGTGCTAGTTGTGCCCGGCGCGGATAAAACAAACAAAAAATTTTAAGTTTTTTGTGTCTTGGGGATGGGCCGCTATTTAATACGGCGCTGGAGTTATTCTATGCTGATGGTCACGCTTGTCAATGTGACGAACCGGCCCGCGCTTGGCGCTGCGCCGTTACAGCTCCAGGGTGTTGAGAGCGAGCACGGTCACAGTGACGGCCTGCGTGCGTTGCTGCCGGACGCGGTCACACCCGGCGGGAACATCCCCAGCAGTGGAGATGCTGGCCACAGCCACGGGCGGCGCTGGGTACCGGTGGGCAACGGCGCGGGCAGCGATGTTCCATGCCTATCGTGGGCATCCCCGCCCGCGCAGATGCAGGCCCGCATGGTGGCCACGCTGCCCGCAGTGATGGGCGCGCACACCTGGCTACATCCACAAGGGTGGCGGGGCTTCAGCGCAGCGGCCGCTATCGGCATGGGCGGTGATACACATCCGGGGTATTGGCGGGTCGGCCCACAGGCCCATCCACTAACGTGCGGTCCTTGTCAAAAATGATTAGCGCCATGTGGGTTACTCCAGTAATCTCGCGGGGGCGCACGGCACCACCCACGCGCCTGGGCCACACGACCCTTGCAAAGACGGGTTATCGGCGTGGTAATAGTTGGCCGTGCGGTAATTGCGTGGCACAGGCATCTCCCCTTCGCACTTCACACAAACAACCACGCCGCCCGATAGATCGCTCAGGAACAAAGCCCCTTCGGGCAATTCCTGAAAAGTTATAACGCCCCGGTCTCGGTGCATGACACCACAATACGGGCAATAGAGACCATTCAGGCGCTTGACCAAATAATCCCGCTGGCACCGCTGGCACAGTTCGCCCTCGGCCTGGGGGTAGGGTTCGCTTTTATCCATGTCAGAGTCCTTTGGTTGGGTTGGTGCTAACACATTACAACAAACACCCCGCGAATAATGTGATTCGCGGGGTTAGAGTTTTTCTAAAACGGAGTTTCAGCGTCGTCAGCGGGTCGCGTCTCAACTGGGCCGCCCCCAGCGTCGGCCTTGTTGGGGTGATGCTCCGCCGCGTGTGTGGCCAACGCCTCAAACGCTGGCTCCAGGTTGGCGGCGGTAATCACAGAGAAGCCGACCGCGGGCAGAGACCACTGAACTTTGGCCATGTCGGGCTTGCCGCCTTTGATCTGATAGTAGGTAAATCGCTTGGCCAACTCAACGCACTGCGCGGCGAAGTCTTTGGACGGGCATTTTATATCGGCGGGCTTTTTGCCCCGGCCATTGCCATCGGCCTCACCATTGCCGTTGCCACCATTGCCGTTTGCGGCCTTGGCCTGGGTTGCGGGCTTATCGGCGGGCGTGCTGGTGGCCGCTGGCGCGGGCTGCGCCACCACCGTGAACGCCCCCTCTACAATATCCAAGTCCTCAATGTCCTGGGTGTAGAACTCTGAAGCGTTGGCACCGATCAGTGTGGCCGCAATGAGTGCGCGCTTGACCGCCATCTTTTGAATGGTGTTCACCTGATCCGCGATGTCAGGGTTGGGCACGCGGTAAACCAGCGTGTCAATTTCCCAGGCATCCATCTCGCTCCCCCCGCGCGTTTTCTTCATCACCGCCTTGGCCGTGCCCGCGTCAATGGCATCTTGGAATTGCCGCCAGTAAGCCGCTGGCTTTCCATACTTGCCAGTGGTCTCCGCCTTTTCGATGGCAAAAGCGAACTCGGCGATTTTTCCGCCGCGCGTTTTGAGCGTGGCCTTATCTGTGCCAGCGGGTAAATCCTGCTCACCCACCCAGCGATAGCGATACTTCGACTCCATGCTATTGCAGCTGCCCTCACCCGCCGCGATTAGGGTGCTGCCCCGGTAGAGCGAAACCCGATAGCGATAGTAAAAGAACGGCTCCCCCCCGTGCCCTGCGCCCATCCAGTCCTCGACCTTATCCACAATCACCGGGTCGGGCGTGAAGCCAAACAATGAACACAATTTCTCGGCACCGGGCTTGAGCAGCGTCGGCTTATCCGTGCCAGGTATGCACCCAAAATCTTTGTCTGGCTTCATAAGCTTTTGGGTGAACTCAACGAGGGCGTTGTAACGCATGATGCTGTCTTGCAGCGAAAGAACCGGCATAAAGGCGGTGCTGGTAACAGGCACCAGCGCGGTGCTGGGGGTTGGCGCAATTTGGTCGGTCATAGCATAAGTCCTTTATTCAGACAAGACGCTGATGGTCTCGCCGTCAATAGTGTAAGTCAAAGATTCAAATTTTGGGTTTTCAATGATTGCCATTGCCCAGAGCAACCAGGGCCAGCTATCCCACTCCTGGCCCAGCGCCACATGCTCGGCGCGGTTGAGCTCTTGCCCGCCCTGGGTGCGGGTAATGGTGTAAAGGGTGATGTCTGTGGCCATAGCTCAATACCCCGGATAGTTTATGGCGCGGGCCAGCGCAGTGATGGCCGTGTGCAGGGCGTCGGCGTCGCCGAAAAAAGCGCACGCGTCCCGCGCCAGCCGCTCCAGTTCTATTACCCGACTCTGCGCCGCCGCCAGCTGGCCCAGCGTGGTGGGGTCATGCTCTAGCCGCGCTTCGGTCTGCCCCATCGGGCAAAGCGCTGGTGGCTCGGCGTGGGCCACATTGGTCAGCACCCAGCGAAAATCATGCGCGCGCAGTAAAACACACTGCCAATGTTGTTAGCGCCCATATACCGACATTTACAGTTCATGGCCCACCGCCTTCCGCCAATCCACCGTCGCGCCGGTCAGCGCCAATCCGTCCAGCGCCACTTCGGAGATCGTCACCGCCCGCCCACCGGCGGCGGCATAAAAATCACTCCGGGGACGGCCCGGGTTGGCTGCGCACCACTGATCAAACGACTCGGTGCTATACAGCCATTGAATTTGCTCCAGCGCCCGCTGCATAGCCTCGTACTTGGCCACCTGCGAACGGGTCGCAAGGACGGGGGTGTAGGTGGTCTTAATGCCCATTGCATACCTCCGCCTGCACTTGCTGAAACCACGCATTGAAACCATCAGCGATGGCACTGGCCTGCTGCCAATCCGAGGGCTGGGCCGTGAGCGGCGAAAGCGGCGGGTTGTGGAGCGCCAGCACCTCGGCGGTGGTGACCAGCGCAAAGCCAGGGCACCGAGTCGCGTAATAGTCGGCGGTGGCCACCGGCGCACTGCGGGCCACCACCGCCGAGGCGTTGCCACTGACCGGGCGCGAGCTTGCGCCATGTCCGCGGCCATTATTGGATTTTGACTTGGGGGGCTTGGCGCACGGCGCACACACCGCGCCTTTGCGCGCCACCGGGCGGCGGTGGCATTTGCGGCATTTGAAACCGGTGCCGCGCTGGGTGGTGGAGTTGCTGCGCTTAAGGATCATAATGGCCTCCTGTGCCATTTGTGGCAGGATGCCCAATTTTGGTACAATCTTGGCCAGCCCGCCACTAGATACGATAGTGGTTGGGTTAGCCCCCAGAGAGTGTTTCCGCACTTTCTGGGGGCGTTTTTGTTTGCATAGACAGTATAGCCCGTATTTTGGTTTTGTCAATACAGTTGACAAAACCAAAATACGGGTGTATCTTGTCTCTATGCCGAATTATTTATCAATCCAGCAGGCAACAAAGTATCTTGTTCGGATAACCACCAGAGCTGGTGTAGCTGCAGCAATAAAGCGCGGCGAGTTCCCGGGCGCGGTGAAGCTCAACCCGGAATTCGAGAAATCTCCCTGGCTTATACCTGTAGATGACATCAAGGCTCATCCGGCATATAACCATAGCCCGGTGGTGGAAACTGAAACGCCCGACACATCCGCAGACGCGGACGAATCGGGCGTTTCATAATTCGGCTGTTCGCATTACCCCAACGCGCTAGCAATCGGCCAAGATAAACAGCGCGTCGGGCTGAACCTTAACAACCGAATTTAGGTGGCGAGGAATGGATTTGAACCATCAACCAAGGGCTTATGAGTCCCCTGCTCTGATGCCCCCACAGGCCTATAAAATAGGCCGCTGGCTGGGTTCAGAGAGATTATTCTACCTCCAAATCCGGCAAACTTACATGCCGCGAGTGTGCCCGCTTCAGCTCCTTATCTGCAAAGATGCCATAGTGCGCGTTAGTCACATCCACGCTACTGTGGCCCAGCAGTTGGGAAACGTGCGCGAGCGAGGCCCCATCCATCAGCATCCTGCGCGCCGCGCCATGCCGCCAATTGTGCGGGTTCCACCCCGCAACAACCCCAGCGGCCTTAGCCAATCGCTTTAGCACCTGGTAAATGCCAGAGGTGCGCAGTCCCCCCTTCAACCCCACGAACACCGCATCCCCCCGGCCTTTTGGCCGCACCTTTAGCCAAGCCTCCATCGCCTCCACAGCGGCGGGAGCCAGGTACACCACCCTCTCCCTCTCGCCTTTCTCGCGCACAATCGCCCGGCCCCGCTTCAGCATCAAGTCGCCGACTCTCAGCCCAGCGGCCCCGGCACACCGGCACGCCGTTGACGCCAAAAAAAACACCAGCGCCAAATCACGCGGCGACGCCCGCGCGGCCTGCATCATCCGCGCCAGGTCATCATCTGCAATCCCCTTACAGCCCACCTTCGGCAACTTCGGCAACTCCAGCCGCAGTGCCGGGTTGTTGCTCAAAACCCCCTCCTCACAAAGCCACCTAAACAACCGCCGCGCTGCGCGGCAATAGCCGTGCAGCGTCCAGGGTGAAAGTCCCCCCTCGACCACCCCGCGCGTGGGGTGGGTAGTGTAACGCGCTTGTTTGTCTTGCAAGTCCGCTCGCCAGCGCCGCAAGGCACAAGTGTCCACACTTCCCACCTCCACATCTCCCAAAAACTCCACCAGCGAGTTGAGCCTGCGCTCATACCAGCGCCGGGTGGTCTCTGCCTTCGCCCCCATCAGCGAAAGCAAAAAACCAGCAACCGCACAACGGATTTTCACCTCGGCCTCCCCGTGGCCGCTCCACCGCTTTAAACGCCAAAGCGGCCACGACTCTAGTTTGAAAGAGTCGCGCCGCTTCTCTAGTGCGCGTTCCCCCGGTTCCGTTGCGGCGATGGCTTGCACCCACCGCCGCTTGGTAGTCGAAGCATATCAAGATTTTTAGTTTTTGAGAGGAGTTAGAACTATGCAAAAAACACCCCCCCCCAGCACCCTAGCAGCCATTCTCAGCAAGCTAATCAACCAAGCCGCCGCCAATCCAGGTCGGTTGGTTCCGCACGGCTTAAGCGGGGGTGCAACCCTATACCTCCTGATTGGCGCAGACAAAAAACGCACGCTCACCATTCACCGCGCTGATACCTATCCAGAGCAGCGCGAAGCGGCCACTTTCCTAGACCACTGGCCCGAAGCCTTGCCCAGCCCGCGCCCCAAGTTTGAGAAGCAATCCATACCCGAAGCCACGCTTGGCCACGGCTGGGCATTGGTGGCCAGCTGGATCAAGCCCGGCGCAACAAACCAGCCCGAAGAGGCCCAGCCCGCGCCAGAGCCAGCGCCCACCGAAGTGCAGATCGCGCTTTTCTAACGGATATTGCCATGCCTGACCCAGCGCCCCCCCCCATTTTTTACTACACCACCCAAGCCACCGCACCCGAGGCGGCGGCAACGTTCTGGGAGCGGCACCACGCGCTCCCCGCTGTTTGCTACACCACCACCGAACACAGCCAGCGCGTGACGGTGGTTGGCCCCATCCCGCCCGCTGCACCACCTGCGCCCGAGGGGATGCCGTCGAGCTGACATGACAACCACCAACCACGAAGCACTCATGCGCATTCGCGCAATTAAACCAGGCCCGCTTTACCTGCTGATCATCATGCGCGTGATGGGCCTGATGCCGCCGCCCAACTTGGTGGCTGCTGACGTACAGCAGATAGCGGCGGCGGCTGGGTGGACAGACACCGCAACCAAAAGCCACCTGGCGCAGCTCTTATCCATGCTCTATGTAGGGCGCTTGCACTACAGAGCGTGGTACATCACCGACGCGGGCATAAGTCTTGTAAACCCTGAAAGCACAAAAAATGTGCTTTCAGCCCTAGTTAGTAGTAGTAGTGAATCTATTAATCAATTAAGTTTATTAACTACTACTACTAACTCTGAAAGCACAAAAAATGTGCTTTCAGAAAACTCGCAACAGCCCGCGCTCCTAGCCCCCGCGTTAGACCCCAACGTGGCCCGCTTGGCCGCGCTTCTGCATAACGAACATGGCACCGCCATGCGCTACGCACTCCAAGCGTGCCAAAACGCCCTGACCGATGGCAGTCCACTACTGACCGAACTGTGCATTTTGTATTGGTCTGAATACCTGATTGAAAACTCAAACGGGGTCCGCAACCGCGCGGCTTTGGTCTCGCACTCAGTAGGCCGTGGGGAATTCCCCGCTAACTGGTGGATTGAGAAATACAGGCCCCAGTTGGCCGATGCCGAACTTTACGAGGATGACTACGCAAAGCTCACAGTGCGCCAGAAGCGCATTGTGGATTTGGAATTCGAGCGTAAGGCGCTGGCCGTGGTGGTCGAAGAAAACGTCACTACGCCAACGGCACAACTTACTACACACACGCACCCATCTGATACCCATGCCTAACCCAACCCCCACCAACTATCTACCACTGCGCTGGACGTGGCGCGGCGTGCCCACCCACGCGGGAACCTATTACGAGATTCTGGATGGCGGCGTGCCCGCCATGTACACCTACAACCCCAGCATGGCCGTGCGCGCCATGCTGGCGCTTAATGCGTTTGACCTGCTGCTCGCTAAAAGCGGTGGGTGCCCATGCAACACCAACATCAACACCATCAACTAATCAACCACGAGGCCCACCATGTCCCCAGCCATGCCCCAAACAGATTTTATTCAACCCACCTTATCCGACTTCACCGCCCCCACCACGCCCGAACAGGGCGAAGCCAACGCCACCGTGGCGCGCAAAATTATCCGCGCGCACATTGATAACTGCCTGGACGGGCGCTTTCAAGAGCGCGGGCCTAACGACCCCAGCGACCCCCGCCTCATCGCCTTCGCCGATGAACTCTGGCGGGATGGGCAACAAAGCCCCGGCATCGGCATCTTGCTACCCGGGTCCGTGGTTGAGGAAATAGATGGCGCGCTTACGCTAGTGTGCGGCAACCTCGAATTAATTGCCGCCCACCGTCGCCGTGATGCCCGCCGCCTAAACAACGAGCGCTACCTGCGCGAAAACCCCGACGCTACCGCCAGCGAATGGCTATACATGGACGTGGACATCCGCGAGGACGTGACGCCCGTTGAAATGTTCCGCATCGCCTGGAGCGATAACCACCAGCGGCTCGATTTGAACGCCATCGAAAAGGCCAAATACATCCGCTACCTGCGCGGCCTGGGCATGACCCAGGCGGAGGCCGCCGCCGAGCTGGGCCTGACCCAATCGGCAGGCAGCCACTTAGAGTCGCTGCTCGACTTGCCCGACGCCATTCAAGCCCAGATAGGCGATGGCGCTATCCCCGAACGCCACGCCCGCAACATCCGGTCAGTGCATCGCTGGTCACCCGCCGTGGCCGAGCGCATAGCCCAGGCCGTGGCCACCGCCGACTCCGGCAGCAAAGACACCGCTGCTGAACGCGCCTACTCGTTGGCCTTGCTCGACCCCAGCATCGCCCGCCCGCTGAACAAGATAGATCAGCCCTTCGACCCAAACAAGCCCCTCACGCTGGATGAAGAGCTATGTGAGGCCGCCACCGCCGCGGGCATACAGCGATTCGTCACCGCCTGCCCACCGTGTGAGTATTTCCGCGCTGAGCGGGAAAAAATCTGCCTAAATCCCGCGTGCTGGGTGTTGAAGGCAATGAGCGCTCATCTAGCCGCCGCGCGTGAACGCGCTGCCAACTGGAACATCCCGGTGTTGTTCACGCCCCGGGGCGAGACGTGGCAATTGGTGGACGATTTATGCGAGCGATACCAGCTCTATACCTGGGCCAGCGCCATATTGGCCAGCCGCAAATCCGCCGTGCGTGAGCATGTGCGCGTGGTGGTGGTGGATACGAACGGTGAGGACTTCAGCCGCAAGCATAACCGCAAAAACTACAGCGGCTACTCCTTCATCACACTCGCCACCAACAACGCGGCGGCGCTTCTCAAAGCGGTCCCGCTGCCCGTGTCCGAGGCTCAAGAGGAGGCCGAAGAGTCAGACCCCACTACCAGCGCCGAGCGCAAACATCAGGAACGCCAAGCCAAAGCCGCCGAGCGCAAAGCCGAGGCCGAGCAGCGCCAGCGGGAAGCGGAGGAGGCCGAGCGCAACGAGCTGAAACGGGTCAATTTAGAGATGCTCAAACTGGCGTCTGATGTAGCGGCCAACCTCTTTACCGCGCCGCTGGCCGAAATGGTCTGGGGCCAGCTGGCGTCCGATGGGTCTATGACCCCGGTTGAATTCCAAGAGCTCACACCTACCGAACAATGCGCCTTTGTGATGAACACCATCATCGCCAACGAGGTCGAGGCGCGCATTCAGATGGCGGGCGGCGCGGGCAGCTACTTCATCTACTCCCCGAATAAGATTTTTGCAAAGCACCTGTTTGAGATTTTGGCCACGCTGGACGTGCATGTGCCTGCCCAAATCGCCATCATCTGCGGGCAGGATCAGCCCGCGCCCAAGGCCAAAAAAGCCAAGCGCGAGTCGAAGCCCAAGAAACCCTCTAAGGCCGCGAAACCCACAAGCGGCAACACGCGCAAGCCCACCAAAGCGGGCATCAGCATTGGCAAACTCAGCAAACGCGCGCTGGCCAACGCCGCCAAAAAATAATGACTGCGGACATATAAGGCCATTAAACAGCCTGGGCGCGGTGTACGGCACCGCGCCCAGCGTCGGACTCTGACAGGGCCGACGCGCCCGATTATATAGGACTCTGACATGCGCCCACTTATGACCTTTCTCGTGATCGCCTTACTGCTCGTTGGCCTGGGTTTCAGCCTTGCCTTCAATGCCAGCGCCCAACACCCGCCAGCGCCCCCGGCCCAGCCCAGCGCGTGGGCCAACCTGCCGACTCTCTCTCCAACGCCCCAGAGCTGGGAGAAGCTCGCCACGGCGCAGGCGGCATCCACGCAAGCGGCCATGGGCTACACCGCCGTGGCTGAGGACACGCGCGTGGAGAGCCAGCGTCAAGCCACCGCAACCCAAGGGCGCATTGAAACCCAAGAGGCCCAGGCCCTCACCCCCGCCGCCGCCACCGCCGCATTTCTAAAGCGTGAGATTGACCGGGCCGATAGCGCGGCCACGCGCGGGGCTGCCCTCACCCAGGCCTCGGATGCGGTCAATGCGGCCTTCACCCAAACCGCCGCCGAAGCCACTAATGAGTTTGGGAAAGTGGTGGCCACCGAAGCGGCCCGCCGCGAGGCCTACGCCACCAACATGGCCGACGTTGCTATTTTGGCGAATGTGCTGGGCCAGATTTGCGGCGCGGTATTCCCGTTGGGGCTGGTCGCTCTATTGTTCTACGGCCTGCACCTATTCGGTCCAAAAATCGCGTTTGGGCTAGAGGCCCGCTTTGCCCTCATCACCAGCGGCCCCACACCCATGCAGGCCCGCCGGGGCGAGGATGGCGGCGTGCGGCTGGAGCTGATCGGCAGCCCAGAGCGCACCCTGGATGCCCCGGCCCGGCCCGCGCTGGGCACTTCCCGCCCGCCCGCTGTGCCAGCGGCCCACCCAGACGATCCAGCCGCCCCAGCCCGTGAGCGCGTGCTGAACCTAATAGCCGCCGCCATCAAGGCCGAGGGCACCATGGGCACGAAAATACCTCGCTGGCATGAACTGGATGGCTACAACTCCGATAGGCGTGGCAAACTGGTGGGCCTGTTGCAGCAAGCCGGGCTTGTCACCGTAGTAAGCAACAAAGGCACGGAAAGCGGCACGTTCTTGAATGATGGCCGCACCTTGTACCAGCTATGGGTGGAGATAGAACAAGGCCGCGCTGTTATCCCCTCCCCCGCTTCTGGGGAATCCATCGCTGCTTAAACGCCGAAAACGTGTTCCCGCACGCCGCCGCACGCTGCGAACGCTAGCGCACGACACCCACCCCCCCCCAATAAATTGCGCCAAATAACTCCCTGCTGGGTTATTTGGCGCAAATAACCCAAGAGGACACTATGACCAAGCAACTCTCCCCCTTAGCCCTTGACCCCGGAGCCAGCAAGCTTTTAGCCTACGGCCCCGACTCTGCCTGGGCGTTTCAATCTTCCCATGTGGCCCCGGCGCTTGGGAACGGCCTAGCGGGTGGCGACGGCCTAAGCGCCCCTTCCGCGCGGCCCATGAAAATCTCAGCGGTCAACGTGCCGCCGCTTTACGTTGGCGACTTGGCCCACCGGTGGGGCACACCAATGTCAAACAACGACTTTGACCGTTTCGGTGGCGCGCCAGAGATGCGCGCCCTATTTTATGCGGTGCTGACCCAATACACAGTCGCGCACGGCCCGCTGACCGCGCCGCTGCACCTGGGCGTGGCGCTGCCTAATGAATTCCTGGGCACTGCCAGCGAAACCGAAAAGCAGCGCGTGCGCGACTGGCTGTTGGGTGTGCATATTTGGGATGCCGACTGGCAGGCGCTGGACGCCAACGGCGAGGCCCGTCTGCGGGTCGAGGTGGGCGCGGTGAGCATCATGGCCCAGGCCGTGGCTACGCTGTTTGATTACACCCTGGACGATAGCGGGCGTTTAATCCCCGAACGCAAAGCCGCCACTAAGGGCACCATCGGCATCGTCAACATTGGCCACCGCACGGTTGAGCTAACAGCAGTAGAAAACGGCGAACGGTTGCCGCGCTTCACCACCGGGGCCAGCATCGGCGCGGCCAATCTCCTGCGCCTATACGATCCGCACGGCCACGCAGAGGTGGCCGAGCTTGAGCCGCGCCTGAGAAGCGGTCGCCTGGACGTGGCCGACTTCCTACCTCTGTGGGAGCGCCAACCCGCCCGACTGGTGGATGAGACCTGGGGCAATGCGTGGCGGCGTTGGAGCGTGGTGGTAGTTGCCGGTGGTGGGGTGCTGCTGCTCCCCACCTTTGCCGACCGCTTCAACGGTAAGGCGTTTGTGCCGCCTATGCCCGCCCACGCTGTTGCGCGCGGGGCCTACAAGTCGTTGCTGGCCAAGCTGCGCCGGTCGTAATATGGCCCGCCCCCAGATAGCAGGTGAGCTTGTCATCGTGCGTCTAACGCTGCGCCTGAGGCGCGGCGAGGATGACGACCTCATTGAGCTTTATGAGGAAACCCCCAAACGCAAGCGTGCGGCCCGCACGAAGGCCCGTATGCGCTCCGGGGGCGTTGCCACCGCCCAGCATGCCGCCGCTGATGACGATATGGTAGACGACCTGTTGGGCATGATGGAGTGAACCATGTCCACAGCTAACTGGAACACACGTCAAGGTAAGCAATGTTAGCTCTTTCACTCTTTCCCGGCCTGGGCCTGTTAGACATGGGCTTTGAGTCGGTTGGCATTTGCATCGTGCGCGGCCCTGATGAAATTTGGGGCGGGGATATACGCCGCTTTCACCCACCCGCTGGGCGCTTCGATATGGTGATCGGCGGGCCGCCCTGCCAGGACTTCTCAGGCAAGCGCCGCGCGCCACCCACCGGCAAAGGCGTGGCCATGCTGCATGAGTTTGGGCGTTGCGTGATAGAAGCCAAGCCTGAGTGTTGGCTCGCCGAAAACGTGCCCGCGGTGCCCACGCTGGAGATCGAGGGCTACACCACCCAACGCCTCTATCTCAGCGTGCGCGAGTGCGGCGGGCTACAGGAGCGCAACCGCTGTATCCAGTTCGGCAGTAGGGTAGAGCGGCCCCTAACGCTCATGCCCGCACGTCAACCTGCCAACTGCCAGCCGTCACAGCCTGCTGTGCTGGCCAGCGAGGGCCAGCACAAGGCGCGGCGGCGTACCTGGGCTGAATTTTGTGCGCTGCAAGGGCTGCCCCCCCTGAAGCTCCCCGGCATGTCTATTGCGGGTCGTTATGCGGCGGTGGGTAATGGAGTGCATCTGGCAGTGGCCACCACCCTGGCCCGCGCGGTCTGCGAGGCCATGCTCCGCACCCACACCCCGCGCGTGTGCGTGTGCGGTTGCGGGCGCGAGCTGCGCGGCCAGCAACAAATGGCCACCGCCGCCTGCCGCCAGCGAATGAAGCGGGCGCGTGACCGCTCGACCGCGTGGCGGCTGAGCACCGTCACAGTGACGCGCGAAAGCGTGGCACGCGGTGTGACTGATCCAGGCGCGTGACCCACTGGCAAGTCACGCACTGCGCAGCGTAACTCCCGAACGTGACCGCCCAGGAGTTACCCGCCGCCTGGTCAGGCACGGCCCGCCGTGACCAAACCGGCAGCAGCCAGCGGCGATCCATCACACCAACACCGACTCCCCCTGTGACGAACCGGCTGGCGTGACCCGCTGCGCCGTTACAGCTCCAGGGCTGCGAGAGCGAGCATAGTCACACCGGCGGGAACATCGCCGCTGGCGCAGATACTGAAGGAAAAGTTTATGGAATATCCTGGCGGAAAAAACCAAAGCGGCGTGTATCAGTGGTTGATCAACCAGATGCCGCCGCACCAAACCTATATAGAGCCGTTCCTGGGCAGCGGCGCGGTGATGCGCCTCAAGCGCCCCGCCATGGCCAGTATCGGCATGGACGCGGATGCCAACGTGTTCGCGCAGTGGAACGGCGACGAGTTGCCTGGCCTGACGCTATCATGTGGCGACGCCCTGGAGTTTCTAGCCACCGACCCGCGCGTGCAATTGGCTACTACGCTGGTCTACCTTGACCCGCCTTACCCGATGGCGGTGCGGAGCTGCAAACGCGCCATCTACCAGTGCGAATTCGCCACCTGGAGTGAACACCAGCGCCTGCTGGGTATTATCACGGCCTTGCCGTGCATGGTGATGATTTCGAGCTATTACTCCGAGCCATACGCCACCGCCTTGAGCAGTTGGCGCTCGCTGCACTTCACTGTTTGCACGCGCGGGGGCGGCAAAGCCGAAGAATGGCTATGGATGAACTATCCCGTGCCATTCGAGTTGCACGATTATCGCTACTTGGGCGACGACTACCGTGAGCGCCACAACATCAAGAAAAAGCAAAAGCGTTGGCGGCGTATGTTGGGGGAAATGACGCCCCACGAACGCTACGCCATGCTCGAAGTGCTCGGCGACCTGCGCAGTGCAGCCGCGCCACCGGCGGTGGTGGTGAAAGGATAACCCCGTGGATTTTGAAATTGAAGATGAGATTAAAAATGTAGAACTGCTAATCGCCGATGCACAGGCCATCATCGCTTATTGGCAGTCTCCCGCATCCGCCGACGACCCGGACATTGAATATAAAAATTCTGATATTCACGCCGCCGAAGACGAAATCATAAATCTGACGCGCCGCCTTGATTATCTAAAGCGCCGAACGCACATAACGCCGCGTTGAGTGCTATGGCCCGGGCCCCAGCGTCAGGCAGGGCGCTATCCCCCGGGTGTGACCCCGCCCGGCATCCCAGCGCGAACGCAGTCACGCCGGGCGTGACCGTGCTCGTGATCAGCACCCTGGAGCTGTAACGGCGCAGCGGGTCACGCCAGCCGGTTCGTCACACCAAGCGTGACCAAGCGCTGCTGGCTGCTGCCGGTGCGGTCACATTTCCTTATTTCCTTTTTCCGTTTCCATTTATAGGAGTCTCTATGCCCCCCACACCTTTTACCACTGACC